AATTACAAATCCCATTCTGACTGTACCAAGTCCTAACCACTCAATATCCATCCAAAGAATTTGTGCTTTGGTTTTATCTAAAGTAATTCCAGAAACTCCAGTACCATCTAACTTATCAACATTCCAATCTTCTTGTGCTACTCTTGTTTCAGTATCAGTAGATAAACTTCTTTCAACAAAATATGCTGTTGTTCCATCAATTTCAAAATACATTCCATTATCAGCACCAAAATATCCAATTCTTTGTCTTAGATTTTCTTTTGGTGTGGCAGGAACAAATGTATTTAAGACAAGCAAAGATTTGCCTGGTTGATATGAGAATACTTTTGTAGTTTCTCTAATAACAGAATCACCACTTGTAGTTCCAATACCAATATTAATTAAACCTTGAGTAGTTGCAATTCCAACTGTAGAACCACTGCCTACAATCAAACTCTCCCAAAGATTATTATCTCTATATCTGTGAGAACTATCAAATAGAGTAAGGGGTTGAGATATTCTCATCCTCCCAAAAGCATCTCCAGCAACAGCCCCAGTACCAGCAACACCACAGTTACCAATGTTGCCGTATCTGTCGGCACACATGATAACTTCATGAAGTGTTCTTTCCTGATTCAAATAATCTTGAGTATTCTTATTCCACTGAGCCATGAATCAATCAATCCATTCTAATTTTGATGGGTGATATCTTTTTGCAGTTTTAATGTTTATGCTATTTTCTACAACTGGATAGATTTGTTGAACAACTGCTCCTGGATATTGATTCTGAAGTTGCTCTCCCAAATCTCTTTTTGACGGAAGACCAGTTTGAGAAACTAACTCTAATCTATAAAGACTTCCATTCCACAATACATCTGCAGCATATTCTTCACCAACCTGTTGTGGTTCTGGTTGAGAAGAATTGATATAAAGATTTCCGTTGAAATCGCCAGAAATATTTACTGATTCTGAGATGAATTGTTTGAATGATTTCATTCGTCTTCTTCGTAATTTGAATCAAACATTGAATTTGCCACTTCTGGTCTGAATGAATCAATCTTTCCGGCAGCCTTTGCAAATAATAAATCTTTGATTTTGTCACTGATTTGAGAGGGACTCTCATCAGTTACAATCATATCCATTAATTCGTCCATAATTTTAAAATAAGTATCGTTGTTATTTATTAGATTTCGCCACCTTTGGGCATTTCAACTTGTTTTCCACTTGCTTGAGTTGCGGCACCTTCTGCATCGAGATTTGGTTCCATCACTGGAGTACCAAGATCTGGACCGACTCCGCCACCCATCATTGGTTGTCCTGTCATTGGATCAACTGTCATCATGGATGGATCTGGAATAATACCATCAGCAATTTCTCTTTCAATTAATTCATCTTGTTCAAGAATTTCAATATCAGTTTGGCGAAGAACCTTTCTGCGAATATAATCTTGCGAGAAGTATTTGCCAACATAAGGTTCTGCAACTTGAAGAAGATTCAGTCTTTCGGTTAAAAGTTCTGCTTCTTTGAGTTCTGCAAAATGGTTGTCATATAAGAAATCATACTGAATATGTTCACTCATTTGTTCCCAATCTTCGGGAGTAATAATATTTTTGAGAATAAGTTGAGTCTTTAAAATATCACTAAACAATCTTGAGAATCTCTTTCTTAAACGACCAACAAACTTGCTGAACTTGATTTCATCTCTCAAAATTTCAGAAGAACGGCCAAGATTGAATCCACCTTCTCCACCAATTCTTGATGCAGGAACATTTAATGACTTATAAAGTTTTTCTTGGAAATACTTGATATCAGTAATTTCTCCAAGGTTTTGTCCACCAGGAAGTGTGGTGATTTCGGTTCCACGACCACCTTCTCTTCTTGGAAGCCAGAAATCCTCAAGCATACTCATGTATTTTTTATCGTCACGAATTTCGCCCGTATTTGCATCATACACAAGTTTATTACGATAACGCATCATAACATCACGCAGATATTGTTCTGCTTTTACTTTTGGAAGATTGCCAACATCAATATAGAAAATTCTTCTTTCTGGAGCTCGAGACAATCTGTAGATAACAAGAGAATCCTCAATCATGCGAAGTTGATTGAGTGCTTTAATTGCCTTATGAAGATATGAAAGATTGCTTCCTTTATTTCTATCTACAAGACCGGAAGTACAATAAGCAATTGCATCTCTTGCAATTTTAATTCCTTTATTATCTCCCAAACTTGATGGGTTAGAAGTTGGGTATGTTGCCTGAGGAGTATAGATGAAGTATTCCTGAATTTCGGGAAACTCATATTGCATCGGATCGTCTTGGTTAATATTTGATAATCTGATGCGATTGTCGTCGTTAGCTTGTTTCTTTGTCTGTCTAACATAACGAATTTTCATTGAATCAATATATCTTAACTCCTGAATACCTTCTTCTGGTTTTTTGAGATCAATAACTTTATGATAGCAAATTCTTCCATCTACATACCAGTTACGATAGATTTCATGACATTTCTTATCAAAATCCAAGAGTTCAAGAATATGTTTAAATTCTTCACGAATTTTCTTTTTAATTCCGTCACTTGCATTGAGGTTTGACAACTCAATTTCAACTGGACTATCATTTGAGTCTGATACGATTGCTTCATTTACAATATCTTCAATAGCACTATCACACTCTGGGTGAAGAGCCATTTCACGATATCTTTTGATGAGATCAAATTCTGTTCTATAGATTCCTTCAATATCTACATACGAACCAAAAAACCCACTAGTTAAATAGTGTTCAACCCCGTCCTCATTGCTAGGAGGAACGGGGGAAACTACTGTGGGTGAAAGTGGTTCGCTATCCTCAATAGAGAAACCAAAAAGTTTTGCCATTATTAAAGTTTGAAGTTTCTACTATTTATTAAGCGCCCGCTTTCTCTGGATAGAAGTATTGGACTTGGAAATCAACTGTGAATTCTTCAATAGAATCCGTGGTATCATAAGATAGTGCAATATCCGAAACTGTGGTTGGGAAGATATCAACAAACTTATATTGTGCTAAAATGTTAGCACTATCAGAAGTTGATGAAACTGTTTGTCCTTTAGATCCACTTCTTCCTAATTGATAGACTGTGGCACTGCCCATGTAATCGGATGGATTTGTTTTACCAGAATGATCTCCATACTGGGCCACATTTTGCATCCAAGTTTCAAACGCTCTTCTATGATTGAAGTTTTCGTCGTTAATAACTGTAACAGTCCAAGTATCAAAAGTTCTGTCTCCAGCAACCTTTAAAACACGACCTCTAAATGGAATTTCAATTGGCGTAACATTAGATGCTGGCAGAGCAGCTGATTTGCACAGAAATCTGAAATTATCACCATCAAATGCTGCCGTTCCTTCGCCCTGAAGATTTAAAGTAATTCCTGTTGGAAATGTGACAGCAACTTCAAATAAGTTGGAGCGAGCGCCGCCACCAATCAGTTTTGATTTGAAATCAGAGATGCTTCTTGTTGGAATTGTTGCCATTGTTAGGGTCCTCCTTAGTAATTAATTATAAAATTAAACGGTTCCAGCAACTTCTTCAAACGAGATTCCAGTTCTCGTTGCAACAAAGGTGAGAGTTACGTAATTGATTGACTTGGCTGGTTTGATGAAAATGTCAGCTCTGAATTCATTATTATCAATTACATCAGGAGTGTTGTTGGTTTCATCACAAACTACCAGGAAGTCATAGAGACCTCTCTTTGCCTGAATATCACGAAGATATGGTTCAACAATATTTACAAAGTTTGATCTTGTAATAACGTCATTCAGTTCAAACAGTTGTGCATTTGCAGTTCTTTGAAGTGCTTGTTCGATTGTGAGGAACAAACGGCGAATATTGATGCGATCAAATGCAGATGCGTAAGATAAACCTGTCTTATCTCCATAAAGAAGAATGCCAGTTCCAGGTTGGTTAACAATTGAGTTAACACGAATTCCGTACAGTTGATCTCTCTGTGCTTTTGAAGGATTATATGCCAATTTAATAGCATTATTCAGCACACCTCTTTGCTGGCCAGCAGGAGAGAACCAAGGGAATGCAACAACGTTTGTTCTGACCATCAGTCCAGCAACATCCCCATTGCAAGGAATATAACGGAATGTTTTGTTAAATCTGTCATAAGTGTACTTATAACCACTATCAAATATTGCATATGAAGAAGAAGAAAGTGGTGTAAAGAACTCAACAACGTTCGATGTCTGCATTGTAGCGTTGCTGACGTTTACTACATCAGATCTATGTGGAGAAATAACAGCGATACAATCTTTTCTCAGTTCCGCAAGAGAAATCAGATAGTTTGCCTTTGCCTGCGATTCATACTTATTGGTGAGTCCAGGACCCATGATTAAGTAATCGATGCCAATTTCATCTGAATTGGAGAATAATCCATAAGAAGTTGTAAGATCTCCAAGAGAGGCACTCATTCCACCACTAGCGCCATAATCGGCACCACTTGCTAAAGTATAGGCAACTTTTCCAATTGCGCTGAAGGTTATGCCTTGAGTTGCAACGTTCCATTGGCCACCACTTTCGGTGATTTTTGTGTAACCTGATGAGAATCCAGTTGCTAATGCAGATGTTCCATTATAAGAATCTTCTCCAACCGATGGGTTATCGCCAGCATAAACATATGCAGAATTCAGTGCCAGATAATCCTTCCAGAAAATTGATTGTGGCGAATTAACAGCAGAAATTGCATCACTTGCCTTTGAAAGTCCTATGTGCTTCTCAAGAATATTTCCTTGAATGCCAGTTACTGTTCCAAGATCATCTACGATTACAATATGAATTTCATCATTCTTCGATGATCTTTGTGATGCATAAGATGTTGTTCTTGGTTTTGGTGCAAGAGACTTCCAATAAACTGTCGAGTTTGTTAAACCAAGAGTTTGTTCATTATACCAATCAACAACGGTTCCGGCAGTTACTGTGCTGCCTGTGTTAATACCTGAGTTGTTAACAAAGGTTAAAGTTTCTGCAGTTGGAAAAGATGATGCAAGATCATTTTCCTTATAGTCAATAGCCGTCTCTGTTCCAGCAGAAGAAACTCTTGAAACAACTTTAACGTCGATCGTACTTGCCCCTGTTGCACTGGTTGTAACACCTGCGATGATACCCTTTAAATAACCAGTAAATGATGACGTAGTTCCTTCTCCAGGAATAGTAATATCACTTAATGCATAAGTTACTCCATAACCAACAACTGCTCCAAGATTTCCTAAGTCAGTTGTGGTGATGCCAATCGTTTGATCCGCTTTATTATCAATTACGCATACCTTTAAATTATTTGCCCAAGTTCCTGGGTTCTTTGCTGCAAAAACCCAATTTTGAGAATCACTAGAATAGTTCAGTGAATAATCATCATAGTTTTTGATCTTCAAAGTTGTGGTTGCTGCATAACCAACAGCTGCGTTTGCGTTCTTTAAATTAGTGCCATTAGTTCTTACAACTTTGAGCACACCGCCATATGATAAAAATGAGGATGCTGACATCCAATATTCATACTGACTATCTGTTGAAATTGGTTTGCCAAAGGTGTTAATTAATTCGTTCTCTGTGGTAATATCAATTGCTTGATCTACTGGACCAATTGCAAAGGGGCCCGCAATTGCTCCAATGTTGTCAAGAACATTATCAGCTCTCCCTACAGTTAAATCAACTTCTCTGACGATTACGCCTGGAGATAATTGAGGAGTCGCCATGTTTTTCTCCGTGAAGTCTCAGTTTATCTAAAAAATATTTATTAAAAAGTTACTTTTGAGTGGGGAAACAATGCATGAACAACTTACCAGTCAGGATATTCCCATCTATCAAAGATAGTAGTTTGCATCCTACTTACAATTACACGCTTTATAGTACACTCTTTACACTCATAAGAATATGATGATACTCCAGAACCCTTTCTAGTTCTATAAAACTCTTCAATCAGATTTTTTTGTTTACCGCAAGATCTGCACTTTCTTTCCGTAAAGAATAAATGTCCAAGTTTGAGTTGGTCATCTATATTCATTACATATACTCCCACATATACGCACGATCCCCATATTCATCTAAATGCCAACGATCCCCATCCATATCAACAAAACTCGATTCCTCACTACCATCAACAATAAATCCAAATGGTGCCATGTCTTGTTCAATTTGATTTTTTTGCTCTTCATATAGACGCTTTCTAACATCCTGATCCGTGAGTTCTTTAAAATAATCTTGAGCGACTAGCCAAGCATAGATTACCAAACACATGGCAAGATCATCATTACACCCCTCTTCAGCCTCAAATGAATTATTTTTTTGAATGAATGTTGTAAGTTCACTCATGATTTCATAATCACTAAAGACAAGTTTGTTTTCTTCAACCATTGTCTTAAGATTGAGACAACCAACCTTTTTCACTGCCTTGGACATCTTTACGCCAAGTTGCGTTTTCTTTCCGGAGAATCCTTGACCTACAATTTGGCCCGCACGACCACGCATTGAACACATTAACAGATTATTATATTCAAGGTCATAGTGAATAATTGATGCTACTTGATCTCCAACATCATTAACTTCACAAAGAATAAATGCTTCATTATAATTTTTTGCAACATCAACAATGATGCTCGGGAAAAGCATAGGTTTAATTTCATTATTTCTATACTTTGCAACAACGGTATGAGGAAACTGAGTGATATCAACAACAGTGAATGCCGAATAATCGTTTCCTACGCCTCTGGCTACGTCTACAGTGATGAGATAGTCATGTTCTTCAATTGGATCCACATATACATCCAAACCTCCGCTACGGGTCTTAGGATGGTCATAGACGAGTGATCTGAGTTTGCTTGCTGCAATTAATGTGTCAACCGAACCTAAGAATTCACATTCAAATTCAACTTTGAATTGTTGATCTGATGTGTTTGCGATTGTTTGTTTTTTCCAGTTCTCGTCTCTTCCAGGAACTTCAGACCAATGAACATCAGTGAATACATATTCATTCTTACCACGTTCAGCATCATGCCACATACGGTAGAAATGATTCATACCATGTGGTGTAGAAACTATGATGACTTTTGTGCTTTTACCAGAAGTAATAGTAGGATAAACAGATGCAAAGAACGAGTCTGCAATATGGTTTGGAACGAAAGCGAATTCGTCGAGGAAGAGGATATTAAACGACATGCCTCGGACAGCACTCGCAGATGTAGAAGCTGCCAATATCTTACTGCCATTTTCTAATTCCAAAGATCCTTTGTTCCATGCAATAATACCCTGTTGCATCCACTTTGGTAGGTTTTCGTATGCAGTCTGTAACCTATCCAAGAGCTCCCTTGCCGTCGCCGCTTTGTTTGCAAGAATACCAATATTAACATTATCGTTAAAGACTGCATAATGAAGCAAGAATGAAACCACTGTCGTTGACTTACCAGTCTGTCGTGGCATCTTACAGATATTGAATCTATGATTGTGGAAATTATTGACTAATTTTTCTTGAAATGGATACATCGCAAATGGTTGCAATCCTTTATCAAGAGTCACAATTTTCACATAATTTTTTGCAAAATAAACCGGGTCTTCTTTACACTTTACAAATTCAATAATTTGGTCTTGCGTAAATTCAATTGGAGTATTCGCTTTCTTTAGTAGCGGATTACCAAGATATACATCATTTGCCATAATCTAAAAAGAGTATTAGTTACAATTCCAGCGACGGAGTGCTTTGTTGATTCTTGAATCTGGATCTCTTGCAGTCTTTGCGGAGGTCAATCTTTTTTTCATTCCGGACATACGCGAGCAAAATGATTTACGTCTTGCTGCTCTTTTGCCTGAAGGATTTTTTTCAGTCACTGCTGTCTGAAGTTTTGAACCTGGATTTTCGCGGCGATAAGCATTGACTGCTGCTTGACTCAGACCATCAGTTTTGTCTTTACGATTCACTGATTGCCAGTCTTCCCCAAGTTCTCCAAGTGCTTTTGCTTTACGAACTTTCTTTGGACTCAACTTACCACCAGGATAGTTTCTTTCATCATTACCCTCAAAGTCGGGATCTACATTCGCACGATGTCTTGCTGCTCTCTCAGGAGATGCTTTATCTGCGTGAATACCTGCTCTACGTCCAGGAGCAATCTTATCTGCTGCTCTCTTTTCTTTTTGCTTCTGGCGACTTCTTTGCTGTTTGAAGTCTTTCATTGTCATACCTTCTTCAATCTCAACTTCTTCGCCCATAGTTTTTACATAATTTTTGCTTGGGCCAATAGATCCTGCACTTCCACCTTGAGGAAATCCTGACTGAATAAAGGGTTCTCCTGGTTTAAAGTCAGAAACTTGATATGCCAAAACTGCAGCGCCAGGGTATACTTTTTGAATTTGGTCGATGATTTCTCTTCGAGATGGCATCTTGACCTGAGGGAAAAACATCTTAGTCATATAAGATTTTCCGCGCCAGGAAAGAACTATTAAAATTAAATTGCCAGTAATTGCTTGAAGACGAACTGCCTCTCCAATTTCTTTGAGTTGTTTGTTATTATATTCTTCTGGTTCCGGAGTTTCGCACTTACAAGGTTTTCCACTGCATTTTGAACATTTTGTTTCTTCATTTGTGGGAACGCAGTTGGGGACAACTTTTTTGCCCTTCTTTTTCATTCCAACTTGCTTATAACCACTCCAACAAGATTCATCCATATCCTTTAAAATTTCTGCTACAATGCCTGTATATTCTTCAGACTTATTTCCCCAATTTGCAGCACCTTTTTGGCGACATTTGACAAGTGCTCCAGATGCATATGCACTTGGCCAAACATCATATCTCGCTTTCACCTTATGATAACAAGCATCTTTTTTACCGCTACCTTTACCTTTCTTATCTGCCTCTTCACTCATTTCTCCACTATCAACATAATCTGCTGCCGTGTCTAAGTAATCTGCTGCTTTGGTGATTTTTGACTGCACCCATGCCTCAATATTACCTTCACCTTTACCCATCTTCGATTTAAGACGCTTTGCAGCATTCATAATCGTGGAAAGTTCTGAACGAGCCATTGAATATTCGTGATCTTTTTCTTCTTTCATTTTCTTTTTTGGAGAATCTGTAGAGACATAAGTTGGTTTTGCTGCATCAGATTTTTGTTGTTGTCCAGGATCTGCTGCTTTTTTTCTTTTAGATGCAGATAATCTTTCTGCCTTTGTCATACTTGCTCTTTTTGCAGAAGAAACGCATTTTGGAGTTCCTTCTCCTGGTTCATCACTTGCACAAGTTCCTCCAGTTACAACATTAACCCAACCAGGTTTTCCTTCTTTTGATTTCGATTTTCCAAACCAATCACGAAGACCCTCTTCAGTGACATCTTTGAATTTTTTATGTTCTTTTTTTGCGGATGCTTCCATTTTTTTCAAACGAGTATAATAATCTGGAATTTCATCAAGATGTTGAAGTGCAATATCCATTGCAAGTTCATGATCACGAGTATGTTCATGTTCAATGGGTTCACCCATATCAAGTTGCTTTTGAATGAAAGAAACATCAAGACGATGCTTCTTTGCAATCTGTTCAACTGTTTTATGGGACTTTAATTTATTCATTACTTATTGATATTCTTTTATATTTATTCTTCCAATCTTTTATACAACTCATCAATTTGAATTTGTTGTTGTTTTATTGCTTCTACCAGCAATCCAATAAGTCCATTATAATTTACAACTTTTGTGTCGTTATTATTTTTGACAATTTGTGGAAATACTTTTTCAACTTCTTGTGCAATAACACCGGCGGAGGATTCTTGAACATGTTTCCAATCAAAAGTCACTCCTCTTATTTGCAAAACTTTTGCAAGAGGGTCATCAATTGTTTCAATATTTTGTTTCCAATTAATATCCGATGCTGAGTTAAAATCTGTTGCAGTAACAATCCCAGTTACAACAACACCTGATGCTGTGATTGTGACTCCACTTCCCACAAGAACTGATGTTGCGGCGTTTACAGTTCTTGAAATAAACGCATCTCTCCATCTTTGTGTCGAAGATCCTAAGTCATATGAAGCCGTAGCATTGGGAACTAAACTTGATACAAATTCTCCACTTACCGTAATATCATCTGCAGTATTATCTCCAAGAGTAATATTACCACCAATTGTAGTGATGCCAGTAATAAGGACATTACCATCAACTGTAAGAGTACTTGTTGGATCTGTGGTTCCAATACCAACGGAAGTAAGAGTATGAATACCAGATGTTGATGGTGCCCAATAAGACTCACCACCACCACCGCCTCCACCACCAGCAATACTAATATCTACGGTTGTGCCATTGACAGCAAAAGTATTCCCTGCACCAATAAAGTTCAATGTTGTGACCGGACCAGAAGTAATTGTAGATCCTGCAGAACTAATGCCAAGATTAAATCCACCTGTTGCAGTTATGATTCCAGTTGCATTGATATCTGCAGCATCAATTGTTCCCGTAAATGTTGGACTTGATGAAAATACTAAAGAACCAGAACCAGTTTCATCAGAAATCACACCAGCTAATTCCGATGAAGTAGTTGCAGAAAAAACACTTAGTTTATTTGACGTATATGCAACAGTGCCGCCTCCACCAAATGCTATGGATGAGGTATCGGTTCCAGTAAAAGTAAGAGTATTGGATGCAGTTAAAGTTTTACCATCAGCAATTGTTAGTGTAGAACCTGTTGCTGGGGCAGTAATAGTAACTTTATTAATTGTTCCAGAAACATAAGCACTACCATGAACATCCAAAGTAGAACCTGGATTTGTGGTGCCAATACCAACATTAGAGAGTGTGTGAATACCTGCAGATGTTAATGCCCATAGTGTTTCTCCAGCAGGGCCCTGTGGTCCAGTGTCTCCAATACCACCAGTAGCACCAGTGGGACCTATGACATAACCAGCATTAATTTCTGTAGTATCAGTTAAGGTGACTATTAAGTCACCAGATCCATCTACAACTGCTGTTGATACTCCTACTCCAGTTGCACCAGTGGCGCCGGTAGCACCCGTGGCACCAGTGGCACCAATACCAACTGAATAATAGACTAGATCAAGAACATCTCCATCAGAGGGTCCCTCATTCAAAGTAACGGATGTTCCATTTGTAGCAGTAAATTCACTGGAATTTAAACGAGAACCGTTTAAAAATACATCAAGGTATCCAACTTCATAGGTTGCATTATAAGTACTAACACCGGCAGTGGCGGTATAAGAAGTAACGGTTCTCCCTGCAGTTTGGAGTGATTCCCCAGAACTAATTGTAATATTTGCTGTGGATCCGTTTAATGCAACTGTGTGACCACTTCCAATAATATTGATTGTTGTTACGCCAGTTCCAATTAAATTTCCACCTGATTGAATACCAACACCAGCAATTAATCTGCCGTCCGATGCTGTAACTATTCCCGAAATATTTGCATCGCCAACTACATCCAATTTTGATGTTGGAAGTGTTGAACCTATGCCAACATTTCCTTGAGTAAAATATGTATTATACGTGTCCGTACCAACCCCAACACTCCAGGGATTGACTGCAATAACTGTAGTTCCTACGCCGACATTTTTTGAAGCGAAGAGTCGGCCATCATAAGTATTGAGGGCTAATTCGCCTAAAGGAACTTGGTCTGGCGTTGGAATTTTTCCAGATACAGCCGACCGTTTAATTCTTATTTTAGGATCTGCCATTTAATTCATCTTTGGTATTTACCTTAAACTCAGTATATACTGAGCATTAAAGTTATTTATTAAGTAAAGTCTTCCGACTTTTGAGTTCTTTTTGTTTTTTGTGACAATTTTTCAAGTTCATTTTTTAAATTCGCAACTTGAACATTTAATTGTTCTACTTGAGTTTCTAAAACAATATTTTGGTTAAAAAGTTCAAATGCCTTTTGTTGATATTTTGCAAGAACTGCTTTAAGATCATTTTCAGACATAAAAAAGAGGGAGACAACTCCCTCTATTTAGAATATGCAATTAGAATCAGAATGTTCCAGCATCCACAGTAATGTTCTCAAGGAACCTTTCGGCACCAGTGCAAGAAATAACCTGCGATTGACCAGCGCAGTCATTGACCCAAAGAGATGCAATTTCAATAGGTGCGTGAGTTGCCACAGTAATAACTGGAGATGTTGTATCATTTCCAGATGCAGGATTATCAGAGTTTGCGGAGAAGACAAATCTTTCTACAGAATAATCCCAGATGACACCAGCAGTTTTAGCAACACCAGCATCACCATAATTCATCATAACACCAAGATCCCAAGTAGTGGTGCTTGATGTTGCTCCAGTCTGAATACCTAAAGTAATAGTACGATCATTAACGGTCAACTCTTGAGTATTGATTTGAGTAGTTGTTCCATTAACGTAAAGATCGCCATTAACTGTTAAGTTACCGGAAGCAGTAACGTGACCAGTTGAGTTGGAAATTGTCAGAGACGTTGTTCCATCATTTGCTTTCAGGTTTGTTGTCTTAACTGTTGGAGTTGAAAGTGAAGTTCCAACAACAACATCTGCAGGAAGACCAACGGTAATTGTTTGTCCAGATACGGAAGTTTCAATTTCACTTCCAGTTCCAGCAATTGTTAATGTTTGAGATGTAGTAACTGTGCTCGGGCCGCCAGTATCAGCATCAATTCCAAGGGTTAAATCGATGTTTCCAATTTCAGTTCCAACGTAATCAATAACAGCTGATGAAGTTGGTACTGAAGAAGTTGATGTTCCTGTAGATACTGAACCAGAGAACTGAGTAATTCCTACGCCAGTTCCAACTGTAGTAATACCACTTATTAATACTCCACCAGTAAATTCTGCATGTTGCGTAGTAAGTTTATTCGCTCCAGGATTATAGTAAATACCATCATCAGTATAAACAGTTTCATTCGTTGCAGAACCATTATTTGCATCGACAAATGTTACATAGTAATTGGCATTATTATCAGATGCAGTAATTGTTTTAACTTGATCCGAACTTGAAGCATTACCATAGAAATTGGTTGCACTTACAGATGTATCGGAAATAGTAACACCAGTACCAACAGCAAGGCGAACTCCATCCGCCATTGTTGTGGTTCCAATTGCAACACCATAATTAAACATCCAAGCATCAGTCGCAAGTCCGGTGAACGTTCCGGACTTTACCCACATAATTTGTTTATATGTGGATGGAAGTGTATTAAT